GCATTTGGCAAAGTACAACTTGCTGTAGTAAAAGCATTAGAGCCAATGGCAGATGCTATCAACAAATTACCTGATGGTAAGATAGAAGAACTTATTAATAGTTTTGTAAGTCTTGCAGCCAGTTTATCTGCCATTGCTGTAGCAATGAAAGGTCTAGAGTTTATTGGTAAAATATTTATATTCATAGCTAGTACGGCTGCACTTGTTACCGGTGGATTTGCAAGCATAGTAACAACTGTAAAAAAGACTACAGAAACGATTGGTGCATTCATGAATGGTGCAAAACGTTTCCAAGTAGCTGGTAAATTTGCAATGGAATTAGGTGATAGATTTAAGTTCTTGATATCTGGTGCCGGAATGCTAGCTAAAGGCTTACTTGGTGTAGCAGGTGTATTGTTAACAATAAACAGTTTAGTGGAAACATTTACTGGAAGTAGCCTACTAGGATACTTAGGTAAAGCATATGATGCTACTAAAAAGTTTGTCTTCGGTGGACCAGAAGCTAGTAAAGATCCAAGAGAAGGTATGAGAGGGCGCGGAGATCCTGCAGAAATAGCAAATCGTGAAGCCGCAGCCAATGCATTAGAAAAACAAAAACAAAAGCTAAAAGAATTAAAAGCCTACTATGCAGATCAGGCCAAACAATTAGAAAGCAACACACAGCAATTTAAAAAGCAAGGTGATGCAGTTGTTACCAACCTACAAAACGAGTTAATGTTTAATAAAATTAGTGAAGATAGTGTAGAGATCATTAAAGCTATAAACGAAGCTACTACAAGAACTACAGACGAAGTTACCAAACTAAAAGATGCACGTGCGCTATTAAAGCCAGAAGAAAAAGAGTTAATAGCAATTTACGACATGCAAATTAGTAAAGTACAAGAAATAGGTAATATACAAACACAACAAACAATCGTAGCCATACAAGCATTGCAACAACAAAAAGATGCACAAGACAGATTAAATCATAGTTTAGAAACCAAAAGCAATTTAATTAGAAGTGATGAAAGTTTATTGCAACTACAAAAACAGCTAGAAACTGTGGGCATGTTTGGCGATAAACTACAAGACAACTTAATTAAATTAGATGTAGAACGTGAGTTACGTGGCAAACTAAATGATATTGCAATTAAACAATTAGAATTAGAGAATCAAAGAGCTAAACTAGGTGAGGATAATTTTAACAGAGAAATGTCACAGCTTGAAAGCTTAAAAACTGCCGCAATGACTTATGCAGATGCAAGACTAGTAGCAGAAGAAAAGATTGTTAAAGCAACACGTAACAGTGAACGTATGGATGTAGGTGGCGCAGTCGCTAAACGTATGGAAGAATTACAGCGTAGTGTAGATCCTACTGTAATGGCAATACAAAAAATAGACAGCGTTACACAAAATATGAACAGTGCTATTGATAAGTTTGTTGATACCGGTAAGTTTAGTTTTGCTGACTTTAGCCGTAGTATCATACAAGATATAATTAAGATTGAATTGAAAGCACAAGCAACTAAACTATTCAGTAGTTTAATTAGTACAGGAGGCTCATTCTTAAGTGGTCTATTAGGCTTTGCAGGTGGCGGTAATCCTCCAGTTAATAAGCCAAGTATCGTTGGTGAGAATGGTCCTGAGTTGTTTGTTCCTAAAACAGCAGGAACAGTTATACCTAATGGCGCAATGGGTGGATCACAACAAACAGTTAATAACAATACCGTTTATAACATTTCTGCTATAGATGCTAGAAGTGTTGCTGAGTTCTTTGCCGCAAATAGAAAAACTATGTTGGGTTCAATACAAATGGCTCAAAAAGAATTACCGTACGGTAATAGATAAGGAAATAACAAATGGCTGGTTTACAGACAATCGTAGATTATAGTAATGGAATGAATGTTAACCGTCGTAAGACCGTTGGCATTCAATATACACGAAACGAAATTCCACGTGTAAGTCAAACACCTACACGTAACCCATGGCACTTTACATTAGATATGCCTAGTAGTTTTCGTTACAATGAAGCACGTGCTTTGGTGGAACAATTAGATATACTAGACCGTATTACACCACAAATTATTACTTTCAGTAATCGTCCTGGTATGGAGTGGGTGTTTAAGTATCAAGGTGCAATGACTAATACGCAAATCAATAATGTATCTGTTAGTACATATGTGGGCGATCAGTTAGTATTGACTGGCTTACCTGCAGTTAGTTCAAGTACTGTATTGTTTGCACAAAACGATTTGATTCAAATTGGAACACATGCTTTCCCATTCACGAGTACAACTGTCGTTACTCGTGGATCAGGACCAACAGTCACGGTTACCACAAGTCGTCCTAACATCATTTCAGCAAACATAACAGGTGATGGTATAACTGTTGGTAATGCATGTGAATTTTATATGTTTTGCCCCAACATGCCTACGTATAAATTAATAGTAGGCGGATACGTTGGCAATGGGATTACAACAAAGAGTAATGCACTGATTGAATTTAGTGACCCATTTGAATTGTTTGAGTTCGTTGGTACAGCATAAGGAATAAATTATGGAAGTAATCCCACAAGTAGCAGGTAACAAAGCATTAGTAATCAATGCTGAGTTCGTAAAACTAACAATCTTTAATGACGTTAGCAACACTGCCAACACAACAATTTACACATTCAGTAGTTCATACAAAGACGAAACAATTGATGGACAAAACTATACACCATTAGGTGGATTACTAAGCGTTGGCGTACAGCAACGTGACATTCGTGTCACATCAGCAGATACTTCAATGTCTTTAAGTTCTATCAACGGTGACAACATCTTTGCAGTATTAGGTACAAAGATTCGTGGCAGTGAGTTGTTAATTCAACGAGGCTTTTACGATACCAATTACAATTTGACTAACGTGTATCAACGATTTAGCGGTATCGTTACTAGCTATAACATTAGCGAAGACTTGCAAAACGAAACAAATACTGATACATTTACTGTTACCATCAACGCTAGTAGTTTTAAAACTGTGTTAGAGAATCGTGTTGCTGGTAGAAAAACAAATGGTCAAAGTTGGAAAGAATTTAACCCAACAGATACATCAATGGATCAAGTGTACAGTATCGCAGGAAGAACGTTTGACTTTGGCAACAAACCTAGTACGGGTACTACTAACAGTTCAGCAGCCTCAACAGCGGCAAGCACATTGATTCAAAACAATATGGGACAACGATGATAAGACAGTTAAATAAATTTGATATCCCACAAGTCATGGAAATGCTAAGACATTATCGTGGTAGTGGAGTCATCAAAAGTGTTACTGTTGATAACGAAGAAACTGCATTGAAGATCCTTACATTCATCATCGTTGGTGGTGGATTAGGTTTAGTCAGTGAGAAAAACAACAAATTAACAGGTATGATATTAGCAATTAAAAACCCATTCTTATGGGACAACACAAAAACAATTATGAGCGAGATTGCATATTGGGTAGAACCAGAACATCGCGGCTCAACAGCAGGATATCGTTTGCTTAATGAATATGTTACGCAATGCGAAAAAATGAAAGACAATGGTAAGATTGATAGTTATACAATCAGCCAAATGGAGGGACAAGATTTGAATTACTCACGTTTTGGCTTTAAACCAATAGAACATACTTGGAGCGTTTAAGATGCCTATTTTTACAGCAGCCGCCGCGTATATTAGCACAGCAATAGCAGGAATGAGTTTCGCTACTGTAGCAAGCTTTGCCGCACGTACATTACTTACAATTGGTGTCGCCAAACTTTTAGCTAAGAGACAAGAATCAACTGCACCAACAGGCGCACAAGATAACAATGGGCGCATTCAATTAGATCCTTCAACTGCAAACAAGTTACCTATTGTTTATGGTAGTGCATTCGTTGAGGGTGCAATCACTGACGCAAAGATTAGTACTGACCAACAAACAATGTGGTATGTTATTGCATTGAGTGAAGCTGGATCAAGCACAGCAGCCATTGATTGGAACTTCAATGCAGTATACTGGAACAACAATGAACTTACATTTGATGTGACAGATACTACCAAAGTAATTAGTTGGAGCAACAATGCTGATCCAATACAGACTAGCACAAAAGTAAATGGTAAGATCAATGTTTATTTATATGCTGGTAATAGCTCTAGCCCATACAACACAGCACAAACTGCGATACAAGTATTGCAAGATGCTCAGATCCCAGTAGACCAACGTTGGACAAGCACAGACACAATGGAAGACACAATCTTTATGATTGTTAAAATGCAATTTGACCGTGATGCTGGTACAACTAACGTTGGTAACTTTAAAGTTCAATTGTCAAATGACTATATACAACCAGGCACAGTAATATACAATTACATGGTTGATACAGTTTATGGTTGTGCTATTCCTCCAGCACAAATTAATTCTACATCATTGACTGCATTAAACACATACAGTGATGAATTAGTTGATTTTACAAGTTCAGCAGTTATCGTAGGTGCTAGTAAAGCTAATCCATGTATTATCACAACTGACGTACCACACGGATTAACAAACGAATCTAAAGTAACAATCACTGGTGTAAGTGGCATGACAGAGTTGAACGGCAATACATATTATGTTCAAGTGTTTCCTAGCTATCCAACATTGTTTGCACTGTACAATGACGCGGCAAAGACAAGCCCTGTCAACAGTACTGGCTATACTACGTATATTAGTGGCGGCACGTTTACTGGTCAACAACCAAGATATCGTATTAATGGTCCACTAACTACTGGTTCTAATTGCTTAGACAACTTACAACAATTAGTTGATGCATGTGACAGTTGGTTGCAGTACAGCGAGTTAACTGGGCAATGGAAAGTTGTTATCAACAAGCCATACACTGGTGCAGAAACAAGTTTGTTCTTAATTGACGATAGCAACTTAGTTACAGGTATTGAAGTTAACCCAATTGATTTGAATCAAACATACAATAGTATTGAAGTTCAGTATCCTAACTTTAACATTAAGGATCAGTACGATTTCCCAATCATCAATCTAGTAGATTATTATCCAAACTTATTAAGTCCTAATGAAGCTTCAAACAGATTGACTATCAGTTTGCCACAAGTCAACAACAGTATTCAAAGTACATACATTGGTATCCGTCGTCTGTTACAAAGTCGTGAAGATTTGGTTATCACATTCAGCTTAGATTATTCTGGTATTCAAGTTGAAGCAGGTGATGTTATTCGTGTTAAATTTGCTCCATATGGTTGGGATGATCCTATTGATTTCCCTAATGGTAAGTTGTTCAGAGTATCACAAGTACAAGAAACAAAGAGCCAAGATGGATTCTTGGGTGTTTCTATCAGCGCATTTGAGTACAATGGAACTGTTTATTATGATGACCCATTGTTGAACTATGTGCCTGCTGATAATACAGGATTAAGTAATCCTAACATCATTAGTGCACCTGGCACTCCCGTCATCACTGATTTAAGTATTGCAGACAATACAATCGCAGGCTTTACTGTATCAACGACAGTGCCAGCTACAGGTGTTGTTTTATATATGGATTTCAATTATGGAACTAGCAGTACTGTATCTACACATAGATTGTATCGTACAACTAGTAAAGGTAATGGTACACCATATACTCCGGGCGAGACCGTAACTGTTACAGTCAATGATTTAGATGCAGGTAGCTACTATTGGTCTATCACAGCACGTAACAATAGTGGTGGCTCAAGTAGTGCCGCAAGTACAGTTAAAGTATGGGCTGGTCAGAACATTACAACTTATAATTCTACTACCCAAACGGGCGTATCTAGTGTAGGATCAACGGTGACTGTTACTAGTACTACTGGTATACGAGTTGGTGATAGCGTTGTTGTTACAGGTGGCACGGGTGATGCAGGAGCTGGAAATACTGTTGCGGCAATATTAGGACCAACGTCATTATTGTTAGCATTACCAGCATTAGTTAATCTTGCAAGCGCCGCAGTTAAATTCTTTGGTGGTGGTGCTAAATTTAGTCAGTTAGATCCATCTACTGGAGCGCAATCATCAATTGGGTTTATGGAATGGTCATCCTCAAATAGTACTGCATCACCAGTAGATTTATCAGCCGGTACATATAATCAATTTTGTTACCTAGATGGTACTAACGTAAGTAGTACATTATATTATCCATATATGCAAGGTACTTCAAGTACGGCAGATGGATATCAAGCTAATAGTACAGCACCATTCTTACCACCGCTAGCGGCTGACTTGCAAATTACTAATGGGGATGATGATTGGTGGATACTTACACAAGTTGATTGGAATTCTACTGTCACAACTGGTTCAGAGTATTTTAGATTTACATATAATTTACAATTAGTTGCTGATGCTGATACTACTATTCAATTAAATGATTTTGTTATTTTCACTGGTAGTCCAACAACATTAGATGCAGATACTGTTGGATTACAAACAATAGAATTACTTGCTAATAAACCAGTATTAATTACACAAAATTCTACTGGATCAGGTAATGATCTAATAACCGCAGGTGGAATTTTAATTAGGAACATGGTTTCTGGCACAACAGTATATTGCCCAAACCTTGAAATAGAATTCTTTAAGGCTAAGCTTTAAATAAACAATAAATAGATATAAGGAAACAACAAAATGAGTTTACTATTAAACGGCGCAAAGACAATTACCATAGCTGGTACAGAGATGAGTTGTATAGAAATATACACCGGTGAAGCATACACCTTCCCCTTTCAGTTCACTGATAGTGTAGGAAATGCAATTAACGCTACTGGTTGGACATTAGGCACAACTGCAAAGTTTTATGTTGCAGATACAGTTACATATGACGCAAGTGGTACTGAAATCAATATTGGTAATCTGTCATTAACTAGCCCACAACCAAGTACCGGTTCTGGTACATACAGTGCAAACTTAACAGCAGTATTTACAACTGCCGCAACTGGTATAGGTTATTTGTATATTCCTACTAACTTGACAGGTGGTACAGGAAGTCCTAATGCAACACCAGTAATATCATTAGCTAATAGTGCGGCAAATACAAATATTGTAGTTGTTACAATGAGTGTTACACGAACAGATGCACTAAGTAGTTTACCTAATGTAAGCAGAGAACCAATTGGAATGATCGTAAGGTACCAATAATATGAGTGATATCAATTTAGATTTTACAGTTAGTAACAACACTATTAATTTTACTGTTGAACCTAACGATATAACTTTTACGCCAACTGATATTCAATTAGCATTCTTTGGTGGTGGATTGGGTATCCCCGGTGGGAGTACCGGTCAACTACAATATAACAATGGTGGTATATTAGGTGGCGTAGCAAATACGTTATTTAATGCTGGCAATTTAACATTAGGTAACGTTGCAAATATTAAAATTACTGGTGGATCAAACACTTATGCATTGATTACAGACGGTGCTGGTAACTTAAGTTGGAGCCAAGTAGCTAATGCTAATACAGCAAACTTTGCCAATTCAGCAAACTTTGCCAATTATTCAAACTTTGCTGGTACAGCATATTCAGTAGCAGCCGCAAATATAACCGGTACTATTGCTAATGCTAACTTTGCCTCATACGCAGGTAATGTTACCGTGGCTAGCCAAAGTAATATTACATCTCTAGGTACATTGACTGCATTAACCGTAAATGGTACAAGTAATTTAAGTAACGTTGGTAATGTTAAAATCACTGGTGGAACTAATGGTTACTTCCTTCAAACTGATGGCGTAGGTAATTTAACATGGGCGGCTGGTGGTGGCTCTGGTAACGGTACTGTAGGCGGTGCCAATACACAGATTCAGTTTAATGATGCTGGTTCGTTTGGTGGTAACAGTGGATTTACGTTTGATAAAACAACTGGTAATGTTGCACTTCCTAACAATGTTTCTGTAACTAGTAAAATTACAGCAGGTTCAATTACTGCACCTATCGTTAGCCTAGCGTACGGAACTGAAAACGTTTCATTAATTTCTGCACAAACAGGAACATACAATTTTGATTTAATCTCTAACGCTATTCGTTATACAACAAGCAATGCATCAGCTAACTTGACATTGAACTTTAGAGGTAACTCAACTGTAAGTGCTAACACTGTATTAGCTAACGGTCAAAGTATAACAGGTACATACGTATTTAAAACTGGCAGTACACCATATGGAATTACTGCATTGCAAGTTGATACAGTATCACAAACTATTAAATGGGCAAGTAATATCGTGCCGGCCCAAATAGCAAATACATTAATGTCATATGTTTTCACAATTGTAAAAACATCAACTACACCAACCTATGACGTATTGGCTAGTGCAACGAGGTATGGCTAATGAGTTTTGTCTCAACATTCAATTCTTTAAGCACTAATGGATGGGTCGCTAAAACCACTAGTGGTAGTTATAGTCCTATATACATCCTTGACAACGAAGATGTAGGACATGACGTAGCCATGTCTGAAGATGGTAATTATGTAATTGCAAGTAATCCTGATGCCAACACGTCCGGCATCGTAAAGGTATATACTATTAACAATAACGTATTATTGAACCAAGCAGATATAATTGGAAATACTTATATTGCTAATGTAGTTAGCAAATTTGGAACATCTATAGATATTGATTATGATGGAACTAGATTTGTTGCAGGTGGTACGGCAAATGGATTAGGTAATACTCAAGCCGGAAGTGCTAGAATTTATTTAAGAACAGGAACTACATGGGATATTGAAACTCAAATTAATCCTCCGGTGGCAAATACAAGTCGTTTTGGCAACGCTGTGGTAATTAATAATAGTGGCGATCAAATTGCAATTGGTCAAAACTACATTGGTGGCACAGAAAGTGTTTATACCTATTCTAGGAGTGGAACTACATGGAGTTTATTAGCTAATATTCATACTCCGGCAAATAGTATATTTTTTGGAGCCGCATTAGCTATGGATGGAAACAATACATTAGTTATTGGTGCGCCGCGAGCAAATACTAATGGCACTTTTAGTGGTGCTGCCTATGTATATGATACTAATGGTTCATTACTTACTACATTATTAGCATCTGACGGTGCGGCAAATGCTAATTTTGGTAATCAAATTGGTATCAGTAATGATGGAAATACAATTGTCATTACAGCGCCTGGTGATAACAGTGGTGTTAGTGCTGCCTATGTTTATAAAGGATCAGGTAATTCATGGACAGAAGTTCAAAAATTAGTACCATTCGGCACTTCGGGTCCCTTCAGTGGTGACGAATTTGGTCTTAATCCACAAGGCGTATCTGGTGATGGTTCAATATTAGCATTGTCAACTAGTCCACCAATCTCCAGCACAGCAAATTATTTTTCATTATTAACATATATAGATTCAAGTAATATTAACAATTACTCATCTACTCAACAAATTCAATATCCGGCAGCGGCCTATTTTGGTAGTGTAGTTGATATAAACTATAGCGGTACTTTAATGATAACATCTGCAGGAAATACCAATAGTATAGGCAATCTAATATTATTAGGGCAATAGAATAAATACAATATCACATACACGAAAGACTGCGAGGTAGTAGTCTTTCGTCATAATGCGAGAAAGCAAAGGAAAACAATATGGCAAAGTTTGCCCAAAATACATTAAACCAAGTCGCGGGCTTTGATGCTCAAATTCTTGCTCAGAATTTGATTTATTCGCAAAAAGATTTCTGGAATTTTGAATGGTCAACAATCACAAGTTATACTAGTGGTTGGACAACTGGTACAACACCAGTAGACTTAACTGGCGCATCAATTGATGCACAAATCATTCGCAGAGAAATTACAGATTTCCATGATAGTCGTACTGGACTAGATTTTCAGATACATGACTATCCAATTGTCCCACTCATTACAGCAGTCACAAGTACAGCTACAAGCACAAACGTGTTAACTTGCACAACCACTGACGACATGTTCGTTGGTATGCCAGTAAGATTCACTGGAGTAGTGTTTGGTAATGTTGTAATCAACACAACATACTATGTTAAAGAAATCATAACAAGCACAACATTCACAATCAGTGATACAAGAGGTGCGGCACCAACATACACAGTTGGATCTGTATTTGCATTGACTACAGCAAGTGGCACAATGAATATGGTTCGTGTCTCACCTAGTCCAATCAATCTAACTATTACAAATGTAGTAAATGCGGCAGGCACATTTACATTAAGCTTTGATGATGCTACATGGGCAGTCATTGCAGGTGATCCAGAACTAGATATCAACGCAACAGAACCAGCTTGCTTTACTGGTAGAATTAAGATTAGCTTCCCTGCAGTTGGAACTCAACCAGCATATGATGAAGCAGTATTTTTACTGTTCTTAGTTAACAGTGATGGAGTTGTAAATTATGGCTAATCAAATCATTGTAACACAAAGTGGTAATGTTCAAGTTAGTATTGAACCACCTGCTAATGTACAAGTACAAATCAGTCGTGCGGCAATTGGTACTGTAAGTAATGTACCAACTGCTAACTTTGCAAACTATGCGGCAAATGTAACAAGCAGTAGTCAACCAAACATCACAAGTCTTGGTACACTAGTTAACTTAACAAGCGCAGGTAACATTACAGCACCATTCTTTATTGGTAACGTTATTGGTAACATCAGTGGTAACATTGTTGTTCCAGGTACTAATACAAGCGTACTTTATAACAATGCGGGGATTGCTGGTGCCAGCGATGCCTTTCAATTCAATCAAGCAAGTAACACAGTTACAATCACTGGTAATTTGTCAGCAACAAACATTAGTGCTAATGGTGCAGGATTATCTAGTATCACTGGTGCAAACGTCACAGGACAAGTAGGTTATGCGGGAGTTGCTAATAGTGTTAGTGGTAGTAATGTGTCTGGCGCAGTTAGTTACGCCACAACAGCGAATGCAGTCGCAGGTGCCAATGTATCTGGACAGGTAGCATATGCGGCTGTAGCAAACAGTGTAGCAGGTAGTAACGTTAGTGGAGCAGTAGCTTATGCTACAACAGCTAATAGTGTAGCAGGTGCAAACGTGTCAGGTCAAGTAAGTTATGCAGCCGTAGCAAATAGCG